TGAACCAGGAAACAACGCTCGATAGAACGAATGCTCATATTTCAGAGCTGGAATGCTTACATGCATATCAAACTTGGTGGCATCCAAACCAAGCGCAACTGGATCATCGAATCTATCCCACTTCTCGCGCAATATTGCAGCGGAGACATCGGCGTTAAATCCTTTAATCACTGTCGAACGGGTTCTGTTTCCAAAAGCTCGATTGATAGCAGTAAAATAATGATGTTCTGCATGCTTAAGAAATCGTCCCAGTTCCAAGTTGTACCTTGGGTTACGTGGGTTAATGATTCTAGCAGCCTTGCTCACATCCTGTTTGCCATACTTTACAAATGACGTTAACCGGGAATCTTCCTCGGTCAATGTTTCTCTCTGCAGACTAAGCATTGCATCCTCATACACACGTCGTTTCGGCCCGCGATAGCAATCAACTACTTGTGATCGAGTAAGACGGGGCAAACTTGGCATGAATGACATGACTAAATTGCGAAAGTTCTTGAGAGAGCCACTTGCATAAGCATTGGGCTTGACATCATACGCCGGTCTGAACAAGTCACCTTCCTTACAAAGAAAATAACGTTCAACCATGGCCTTACACATGACATCAACATTGTTGTTACAAACTCCCATATTGTGTGATGGGCCAAATCCAGTGGTAACAATGAACCGCCTGGGTTTGTAGGCATTCCCGTTCTTGTGCACACACAATCGGCCGCGACACTCGGTACGAACCCTATCAAAAAGACGAGGATCGACCAAAGAGTCACTACCGTGCACTAAGATCGGGCCACCTCAACAAGCTTTAGTGTTTGGATACTTTTCAGCATCCAACCACTTAAGCCAAGCAGGTAGCCTGGTTCGGGTCAAAGCAATACTATCGAGAATGTACTCGTCGAATACTGCATTGAGTGTTATCTGTTGGTGCGCAACTATATCAACATCTCTAACATGATACTTCCTACAAATGCGTAGGTACTCCTTCTCCACGAGTAAGCAATTAGCTTCATTGTTAGTCATGCGACCTAGTTTGGCACGCAGATGCAACGCCATTGATGCTGAAAATTTAGGAACCACACACGTTTTCACGCGGTTCTGTTCTGGTTTAAATAGTGCATCAAAAACTGGTTGTGGACAGAGATTAACATCAACTCCATAGTTACGGAGGAAGTATAAATCCCACTCGCGCTCAGAACGCTTCTTTCCACGGTTTCTACGCCCGATCGAAGATAAATCAGACATATCGTAACCAGTATTACGATTAATATCGACTATGGTTTGACCCACACTCGTTTGTTCAGATTCGAACCCTGAATGAATCAACATTTCAGCTCGAACCTCGGCACGACGTAGTTTGTCTTCGCGCCACATTGACAGCATGGTAGAGTCGAGACCCAAAAGAATTTGGGCACGAGGGCTCTCCACCAGCCAGTCAAACATGTTCTTCTTAATGCGACACCACATGGACAATTGTGGCTCACACACGGCGATTGGTCGTATCATGGTTGGACGCTTATCGCTGCTAATTAGCCCGTCGTATAGCCCCGACGGTTTCGACTCAGCATCAGTCTCATTTAGGCTACCCCCACCTGTGTGCGCAATAGTTTCACTAATAACGGCGCAACCCGCTTTCATTACTACTACCGCTGGAACAGAGTCACGACATCGTTGCATGAGTGTAGTTTCCACTACACCGGTATACGAACTGCCGCCCAACAACACGTTTGAAAAAGTAATTGTGACCATGATTAGGTGTGAGGGAAGTTTGCTTGTGATTGCACAAGCACATCTGGTGATTCAACAGTCCAGCAACTGCTGCAACAAGCTCCTCCGACGCTTGCTGCTGTGGTGACTACACACCCCCTTTTTCATTGGCTCCTATTTACGAGTTGGACTAGGTGATCAGGTTAACCCGATGGCCCACAGTATACCCTTCCATGTATACCCGGTAAACCACCCATACGGTGCGAATCCGTAAGTCTGTGTCCTGCACACAGCTCCCTAGTATAAATCACC